AGACTACCCTTTTTAACTCCGCCAGTCGGGAACTCCACCTTGTCGATTACTTTACTATTACTCCAACCGGTAGTAGTTTCATCAACTTCTTCTTCTTCTTTGCCATCATCTTCATCTTCTATAATACCTGCTTCACGCAAGATTCTTGATGTTTCGTCTTCAATTGGTACCTCTGTTTCGAGGGTTACACTATCATAATGGTTATTAATCTTGTCCGCCAATGCTTTCATTTGATCGATTAAATCCATATAAGTTGTTATTGCCATATTAGTCTCCTAACTATACTTTTTTCCTTTTTTTGCGGATTTTGTTGCTACCGCATACATTACACTTTCAGCATCATTTCCATATTTTGCAAAATTATCCTTATGCTTTTTTAACTTCTTTACATTGTGTTCTTTGTTTTTTTTTTCGGTTCCGGAAAGTTTCCTTTCGGTAAGGCCGGATGCTTTTAAAAACCTGCTTATGTCAAATCGAGGATTATCCATTGTAAATACTTGTATTAAAAAATCTGCATGTTCTTGACGTTTATCTGGATCGGCTACATCACGAAGCACGTCAGCAAACATTTCAAAATGTTGTCTGGTCAATGATTCACCTAATTTTCTTCCGACTGGTGCACCAGCATCGCCAGCATTGGCTTGTTTCATTAGCATTTTAAATCTAGCAAATAATTTCGGGTCTGCCATCATCTTTTGGATAGCTTGTGCATATGGTGCTATTGCTTTAACTAAATTAGATGGCATTGTTCCACCTTGACTAACTTTATCTAATCCTTTGGCTACCATAGCGCCACTTGCTTGGCCGCCACCAACAGTTTTTAACGATGTAGCTTTTTGTACAACTTGTTGATCTGGTTCTTCGTATATACTAGGATCCTTCTTTTTCTTCTTTGTTCTTCGAATTGTACCATCTGATGTTGGCGTAAAAATACTACTGGCTACACCTGCGATACTACCAGCACTGGTACTCCCGCCAGAGGTCATTTCTATAAGTGGAGTTATTCCAATATCCTTTAATTTCATTTTTCGATTCCTGAAAGTTTTTTAAGATCTTCAATTTGTTCATCAATAAATAATTCTTGTGGTAATTTGAACTTGTTACCGCTGCCATCATCAAATTCAATCTCTGCATCACCTGGTGTTACTATTGCTTTGGCTTTCTTCAATACTGTAGTATCCAGCGTCTGGCCGGATCGTACATTTATTGTTGGTGGCTCTTCTTTTTGCATATCTTGTGGAGATTGTGTACCTTGTGTACCTTGTGTACCAATTGTTGGACTTTGACTTTTACCCGTTGTTAGTGTATTTACTGGTGTTGTTGGTGTTGTTGGTGGTGTTGGTGGTGTTGGTGGTTTAGCACCATGTGGGCCGCCTACTTTGCCTACATTGTTAGCAGTAACATTATTCGGCCTGCCTGTTCTTGCTAAATTATCTGAGCCGCCTCCAGCATAACCAACCGGGCGTTGTTCACCTAGCACACTTTGTTTAATAAATTCTTTTATTTTCATGTTATCTCTTATGCCACCATTTAGTTCCGGTGCCCGTTCGACGCTTAGGCCTCATAGATTTATTCAATTGTGTTACTCGCCGAGTAACTGGATTAAATCTTTTCGCTCTGGCTGTTTTACGGGCAATCCGTTTACCTAATCTTGCTCTTGTTTTTTTAATAACAAACCGTTTTTTTATATCTAACGGCTTTGAGCAAGTTGCTGGCGATGCTACTAACCTATTTTTACGCCAACCCGATGTACATCGGAATTTAGATACCACTTTATTACCACGCCGGGCCCACACCCGCCGCGCTTCAAGTATTGGATCTTCTCCTAATAAATCTACCAGATTCATAGTTATATTTATACTAAAAAAGACTTTTTAAAATTATTTTAAAAAGGTCGCAACAACGCCGCCTAAAAGGGTTACAAATGTAGCACCTATTCCCCAAAAGAATATTCTCTCTAGTCGCGAAATAGCGGCAGAATTATAATCTATTCTTTCGCAAACTCGTACTTCGGTGTCTTGTATATGTTGATGGATTGCATAATATCGTTCACTACAAATAGCAACGTGCGCCTCTAAACTTTCAGATTCGATTTCGTATGTTTCTTTAGGATGTATATATAACTGTTTTACAGGTGCTTGCTTTTCCATAACAATAGTATTTATTTCAGGGCATACCAATTAAAAAGTAGGTATTTTTTATTTTTGCATTTTTTGTTTCAATATACTGTAACTTGTCTGATACTGGTATACCATTTAACTCATTAATTAATTGTTTAATTGAGATTAATCCTTGATGTTCAACTGCAAATGACCATGTCCATACATTTCGCAGTTTACTATTATATTCGGAACCAAATTTAAAATTAACTAATTTTTTCTTCTTACAGTCCGGTGTAAGCGAACCCAGCGGTTGGCAAAACATACTAATACAATTAATAATCATATCCCAGTTCTTCTGGGATACATCTTTGCGGCGAGGCGATGATGATATATCTACTAAAGTATAAACCGTAAACCAGGTTGCTGTTTCAGAATTAAATTCATGCATAAAAATATTTAGTAAGAATAAAAAACCCCCTCATCGAGGGGGTTTTTAAAGTTTGATAAACGACTACTTATTAATAAGTATATGCGTCAACCGTGGCTGTTGCCAAGTCAACACCGTCTACTGTACCTAATGCTCGTACAGCATCCCGCAAGCCGTCGGCTGTCCATGCATTTGGTGACTCAACTGCTACGCGGAAACCTTCGTTTGCTGTAGCACCTGCTACTGCGCCACCAAGAAAGATTACTGTTCCTCTTGCCTGTACTGCTTCGACGATTGCACCTACTGTGCCACCGATGTCGTATTTTGCAGAAATATCTGACTTACAATCAACCACGAAGTGATCAACTGAATGGCCAATAAATTGTCCTGCGTTGTAATTACCATTTACTCTTGCTACCATTGGAATTTCTCCTATTTTTCATTTGCTAATTTTATTAGCTCTTACATTTATTTATCATCTACACATATTTTATAACATATTTGTTAATGCTAACATTATTTTTTATACTTACCGTAATCGTGCCCTTTTGCCTTTCGTAATGTTAAATGCCGGGCTAATTTGTAAGCACCGTATGTTGCGGCACCTGTGAGACCAATGCCTGCGGCAATTTTCGAACGAGTCGACATACCACCTTTTGTGTTAGCAGGCTGGGCAACTTCCATATCTCTGACTGATTTTTTTGATACAAACTTCTTCTCTTTTACTAATTTCATCAAAACTGGTAAAAGCTCAGACATTCTTCCTCTTGCTTTAAGTGCCTGAATAAGCCGAGTTATAACTAAAGTTTTCTGTCCGTGTTTTAAATTTGCCCAATCTGACGTAAGACGCCGAACGGATTTATACTGGCCGTTGTTAACCATTAATTGCTGTTCAATTTTAAACAACATTTGGCCATCAAATTGCTTGTTTACCTTTCCTTTGGCTGTAAACCGCAACCATGCTTTTAATTGTGTTTCATTTACACGTAAATTTTGTAAAAACATCTGGCTTGCTTCTTGATCGGCAAACAATTTATCTGTATCGTCAGTGCCCAATAAGGCCGTTAACATAATATACAGATCTGTACCATTTGTTCTAAATACATTAAAATTTTGATACATCATTGTTTTTGTCGCATACTTGGATGCAACTGGTGCATATTTAAATTCATTTTTAAGAATAACCAATGTACACAGGTATAAAAATGACAAGTCAGCGGCATCCTTTGCAGTGAAACGATTCATCTGCTTTTTTTGCCTTACTAGTCTGCTTTCTGACAGTTCATCTATAAAATCAAGTTTCATAATACTATTTATTAATACTTCTTCTGAAAATTAGCGGCACTAAACCCCAATCTATCAACAATCTTTATAGCATTACCTACATGATCAACGGCTACAAACCCTTCTGGGTCGCGCACCTCAATTGAGCCATCTGCTGTGATCTCAAATGTATCCATTGCTTTGATTCCGTTTAACTTTTTAGCAAACATACTTTTAACGCTAAACAACAGGAACCATAATTCGTATAAATCTATAAATTGCTGTTTGTTATTTTCAAAAAATTCTAAACCCTTTTCTAATTCTTGTGTTTTACGAGCAATTGCGTCATCTCGTTTATATCCTGCTATCTTTGTTTCCAACTGTTCTTCAAATCGAGAAATAAAACTTATAGCAAGTTGCTCAGCACTATCAGGGATAGCACCCTGCCGAACACTTGCATTAATTGTAGATTCTAAATCTTTTTTAAGATCTTTACCTAAGGCATCTGTTTCTAGAAAATTAAAAAACTTTTTCCCAGTTGCGATTAGGCTTTTCTTTGCATCATTTATTGCTTTACGAATTGTTGCCGTTTCTTCGGCAGTTAATGTTACTTGCCCACTTACATCGTGTATCGCCGCATCACTAAACCAAATTCTGTCAGTTGGAATTAAATCTTCTACGCCGGCGCCAAATTGAGCATCTTCACTTGCTGGCCAGTTTGGATAACTGGTATGAAACACTATACCTAGTTTGGCTTCATCAATTTTCTTACCTATATCACTTTCAGCAGAAACTGCATATGTTAACGTATTTGGCGTAAACATTATAACTTCGTCGCCATCTATTGTCGCTCTTTTTTTACTGCCCGATATAAAAAGCAAGTCGCCTTGCAATAATCCTTTAAAATCAGGCGGAAAAATCTTAGGCAGTTCTGTTAATACTTCTTTTAATTTACTACGCAAGTTGCTTTTTTCTTCACCTTGCTTATTAGCATCAATTGCATCTGGCGTATCCATAATGCGAGGTGTTTTGGCAAAAATGCCTTTATCGCCCATTACAAATTTACCAGTTGTTGCATCTCTACCTGCAAGAATAGCAGGGGAACCGTCCCATTTTGTTGTTATATTAACTGCTGAATCTGCATGGCCTTCAAGCATATCTAATAATCGATATGCTATATCCAGTGCAGTGTTGGCACCTTCGTACCCATCGTATATTACTTTATCTTCAAAATGTTTAAGATGTGTATTTGCCTCTTCGTCTAACTCAACTTCGTCGTTAATTGCTCTTCGTACATCAGCTAACTTATGAAAGCCTACCTGCCTTTTTCGAGTTATACGTGGGCCTCTGAATTTACGTTTTTGTTTAATATTAAGAATTAGTTCATCAATCTGCATTTTCTAGTCTCTTAAGAGCGTTACTAAATCTCTCTATTTTCCCTGTACGGATTGCATTTAAAAATTTCTTCTGTAATCTATCAGCCACATCCGCGTCATAATTTTTCTCTAATAATTGCATAACATTATTAGCACTTACAATAACATGACTTGCTCTGTTTTCAACAATTAACTCTTTATTTTTATCAGGCAAAATATTATCAATTTCAGTTAATATACTCTTTATTTTCATTGATGCACAAATCCTTTCTAATATTTATCTAAACTAACTTCTTTTCACCGATCCAGTTTATTCATATTCGAAATCATTTTACGAATATCTGCGGATTTGGTTTCAACAGGTTTACCATTTACTTCTTTATCATCGGTAACAGAACTTTTCCTAACTACATTCTGATACAATACCTCTGATGCTTGCTCTTCCTCACCCTCAGGCAGATCGCTGATTTTCAAACTTTCAATGTCAAACTGTAAATCGACACGTTGGCCGTGGCCACTACTACTTCTTGTTTTCATAAATTGTATCTGATATCGTCCTCGCTCTCGCATTGGTGCACTTGTAAAAATACCTAACACATTATCTGCGGTTTGTACTTTACTTAATCCACCTGCAATATGCGAATGATCAAATTCAATCTCTTCTACTGCCGTTCTATTTAATTGTGATGCTGTTACTAATAACGTATCTAACTCAACTGCTAAATTACGCAACTCTTCGGCAACATATTTGTCTTTAACAAACAGATCGCTCGGACTTACCCGTTTATCATTAGGCATCATTAAATCTAAATAATCAATAATAACTGCTTGCGGTTGCCTACCACTCTGTATCTCATACTCTTTTAAATATGATCTAAGTTGCCCAGCATTAACACCACTTGGCAAATATGCTATTTGCATTGCACCCGCTTGCTTAGAAAGCAACTTAACCTTTAACTCAACATCTTCCAAATTTTTAAATAAACTTCGACTACTCATACCGGTTGCCATGCTATCTATTCGCATAGCAACTAATTCTTCACTTAATTCAAATGTAAAATAAATTACATTCAATCCGAGAGTTGACCAATTTAATGCAAGATTCTGTAAAAATAAACTCTTGCCTGTGCCACTGCCGCCAGCAAAGATTGATAACTCGCCTTTATTAAAACCACCAAACAATTTTTTATCAATTGCTGTCCAGCCTGTACTTACTTGCCCATTGTTATCCTTTAAAGACTTCAGTCGTGTTACTGGATCTTCATAATAGTCTGTGCCGAGGCTTTTTGTTAAACCTACTTCACTTGCTTCTTTTACACGTTTTTCAACAGAATAATATTCACCTTTTGTAATATCATCTGCACTTTCTAAAATCGCTTTTTCTAATGCTTTAAATTTTACAAAATCTTGATACTCATCTAAAAACCATTCCTTATGCCGAGCAGTTACATCTGTGTTTGCATCAACACTAATGCCTGTTTTTGCTTGAATTTGTTCAGCAGTCGGCAAATCATTATACTTCTCTGCGTGTTGAGTAATTAAGTCTACTGCTGGCCTTAATTTATTATTAAAATATGCTGATACAACAATACCTTGTACTCGTACATACAAGTCCTTGTCGCTAATTAAAAAACTCAAAAATAGTTTTTGTAAATCTTCTGTAAACTCTTTCGCCATCTATCGTGTCTCAACTAATATCTGATGTACAAAATGTGGATCTTGAATTAACTTGCGTTCAATGTGCCGCAATACTTTCCACGTTGGTAATCTTTTATTACGTATCTGTAAACCTATTGATCTCAACATCTCTTGTTCTTTAAAATTTAAAGTCAAACCGCAACTATTATTCTTTTTACTAGGCGTCGGTTTATCAATATCATCTATTATATCCATAATTTTCTTATTATCTTCAGATAATTTATCTACTTGCTGTTGAAGTTCATCTATTCTTCTATATAAATCACTAATCTGGGACATCTATATACTCCTTTTTAATACATTAATTTTCACTGGTGCATTTTCTTTTGCATCTATGATACTTTTTAATGTAAACAATCTGCCATACTTTTTAACAGCATCTGCCACATCTCCTATTTCTTTATCCCACTCTGGGAAACTAACAGACCATCCATGCTTAATTGCACTTGCTATTAATTTTTTACCAGGTTGATCTCTATCTGGTACTAAAATAATTTCTCTATTAAAACCATTTAAATATTCTGCTTGTTTATTTGTTACTTGCGAACCCAATAATGCTATACCATCAATACCAATTGCATCAAATGGTCCCTCAACAATTATAGCATACTTTCTTTCCTTTGTAAATAGTTGGTCAACATTAAACAAATAATCTCGTTGTACTTTAACATAATACTTCGGTGTCGTATCTTTGTTTGGAGCAATGTGCCTTGTTATCCATCCTACTATTTCGTCCTTACAATAGCAAGGAACAATGATACGTTTATTTAAATCCATATACGAATCGGGTGACCAATAAAACTCCCAATTTTCATAAATGCCTGCTCCTCGTGATTGTAAATATGCCAACACATCAGTATCTGCATTTTCGGATATACGAACGGCACCTTGCGGCAATGCAATTGGTTGCCAATTTAAATTTATTGGTTTAACTGGTTCTACAACCGTGTCATTGTCCTTCTCTTTAATACTTTCTATTTTTAATTTATTAACATCCGCATCATCAAAACCTAATCCTACTAATAAATCAACAAATTTCTGTCCTAAAATACCACCTTGATGAAATCCTGTTGTATATCCACAGTTAAAACAATGATACGCAATAGCACCAATTGTACTAAAATTAAAACCGCCGCGTTTTCGTTTATCAGGCCTAAGTTCGCCCATACTGGTGCACATTGGACAATTCAATGATTGCCAACCACTCGGTGTAGTTTTTCGACCAGCTAGTCGAGACAGAATTAATGATTGTAGTTTATTAATTAACACTAAACACTATTTTAACTTCTAATTAGTATTTTGTCAATCGTTCCTGTATTACTAGCATCTGGTACATGAACAAATCTAAACCAATTTGTTGTTATATTGAAATTAAATGGATCTATACCTGTTTTTGTTGCGTAGTTATTGTATTCAACAAGACTATTGTCAGTGTGTAAATCTATAACAAACCAGTTCGTCGGTGAAGTTAAATCGTGGCTACCTTCAGCATATACTTTACCAGTATAGTCTGTTAAATATATTGCACATGTATGCAATGACGATTGGTATCCTCTGTTCGGTGCGGCTGTTACTGCGTTGCTTTCATACCGCAAACCATTAAGTACAAATGATGTAACTTCTAATGATTTGGCCGGACTTGGCAAAATACTATCTGTCAACTCGATTGTACCAGTTGCGCCTTGTGCTAAATCAGTATATAGCATACTATCATCGCCGTTGGTGTCTGTTACCGTAACACTATACTCATAAAAACCTGGATCCAAATTAGTCGTGTCGCCCCAACTAAATATTACATCAAATGTACCTTTAACTTCATCACGGACTATAGGATCCTTTCGAAGTACTAATGCACCTGTGTTAGCATCAATAATATTAACCGACAACGTTAATCCACCAAGAGCTGCTAGCCGGCGGGCATCATCATAAACATTAAAAGTTATTTTATCATCAATTCCTTTATGAATTTTAATTGTATCGTTATACATTGGTCCTTCCATTCGTTGGCCATTATTCGAGATCGTTAACTTATATGTTCTCTTGTAAATGTAAAGATCTTTTATAGCCATTTTCTAAATACTCTAAAATATTTATCTATAATAAGTAATAGTAATGATCGAGGACGAATCCCATATAATCGAAAAATATCCATTCTTAACTGGTATTAAATATGCTAACAATGAGATAATAGGAATTATACAAAACCACAATTCGCAAATCACCAGTATCTATTGCTTTGACTTATTGCTTGACGAAGAAGAGAAAAGGCGATTCCTTATGACTGGAGAGACATGGTGGTGGGAAAGTAATCGAATAACACCCATTAATTTATTTTTACCAAAAGAAATTGAGCGGTTTAGATATTGTTTAAAAAATTATATTAGCAAAGATGTTGAATTTCTGTTCGGTCCTATTACAAGCCTACATAACATTATACGAAAACGAGTTAAAAGACGATCGATTCAACTAATTCGCAAACCTTCTTAACTGCTGGCCTTCTCTACAATCAAGTTTAATTGCACTGCAATCGCCAACGCATAGGACACCGAATGTGCTTTCTTAAAATAATAACCTTCCTCAGGTTTTATCCAAACTTCCTTCATCACCTTTTCCCAACTTTTACCTAACAGGTATCGTTTTGCTGGCCGGATGATTGCCAACACGGCCGCCAATTGCTCTATAGTAGTTGGTTTCATTTGGCTCACTATATCATAATGATTATGTATATGAAACAACTGCTCAACAATTTCTTTATGTTCTAATAATTCCCAAACCGGTTTAGTATCTATTAGCCTATGTAGATGATCATTATCAATAACATCATTATACACACTTACATTCAGCAGATCCAATTTAAAATAGCCACGTAACTCAGCATCTTTATAATTAATACTTGCTACATTGGCAAATGGATTAACTGGTATATCATTAAAATATACACCTGTATTGTGTTTCTTCTCGCCGTCGATGCTTGCTGGAATATGCTTTAATACATTTAGAACATCTTCTCGATTTTTAAGATCAATATCTATGTCAGGTAATTTCATAAGCCTGCTTCTGTTAAAATAGTACGAACAAATGTAACTTCATCTTGATTATTTTGAAATTTCTTATACCAGAAATTTGGATCCAATGCGTCAGCAACTAACCCCATCTGTTCATCACTTAATCTGTTTAACGCAGACTGCCCTGCTTCACAATTAAATACCACCCAGGGAGATAGCCGGCCTGTTCTTACCCAATATGTAAAAATGTTAGGACCAACATCTTTAAAAAATGTCGTCCAGTTTTTCTTTTCTCGTTCACCCCATCGATGCATAAACTTAATACTTCGTTCTAGTGCTTCGTTTGCAGACTCATTGATTGTATACTCTCTCACAAACAACTCGTAGGCACCGTCTTTGGCCCAGTCGTCTAACTTTAAATTATGCTTAACAAGCCAATCGACAAATATTTCGTGTTGCAAACAATTTACATCCTTTGCAAACCTTCCGAACTTAATGAACCCGAGATAAAATTGGGAAGTACGAAAATCATCAAATGATTTTTGCTTTGGTTTAATTGCCGTAGAGTTTAATTCATGAAATCGCTGAAATGCTCTGAATCCAAGTTGTACATGTTTTTCATTTTGTGCAGTATGCCGACGCTTTTGTTCGCACATATGAGCACCTAATGTTTTTACACTCTTAAATTCTCTATTACAAAATTTACATTTAAACCCATCAGGTTTTTTTCTTTCTTGATTTTCCATCAAAGATATCAGAAATTTGTTTGTCGTTGTATCCCATTTCTTTTGCAAGATTCCGGAAGTCATCTTCTGTGTTTAATTCCTTTAATAAATTTAATTCATCGTCGCTTATGGTCGGGTATACTTCTAATAAAAATAAATCAATTTTACTGTCTTTTACTCGACTGTTAGGTACGCCAACCCATTGCTTATAGTATTTCTCATTACCCAGGCCAATGACACTTAAAAGTAACCATTGCAATTCAGGGTGATCACTTATGTCACTATAGTTGCGATTGCATAACTCATTTACAAATAAAATATAATGTTCTTTATTTTTAATCGGACAAGTTGCCCAACGATGTATCATCCAAAAATTCATAGTGCTACTTTTTTTAGATTCTACTGGTAACTTGTTATAAAAATTTCTATCCTTCCGTCCTATAGCAGGAAGAATTTCTTTAAACATATCTACTTTCATATGATAATATCGCCAATATCAATTACATCAGGTATTTTGGTAGTCTCTTTTACAAAATAACCGCATAATGGATTATGCTTATCCTCTAGCGGCATTGTTAGCACATGACCAAATTTTAATTTAGGAAAATACCATTTGACTTCTACAAATACATTAATAATTTGGATCGGCTCCCATGTGGGCATATAACCTTGTAATGGATTATAAAGTAATGTTGTGAAACCTCTATCGTTTAAATTAACTAAAGGAATAACTTCCATATCACCGAGGCCGGGTTCACCTATTAACACACTCCAATCCAATGGCATCTGCACTTGATGTGGACCAATTTGTAATACTACTGCTGGTGTGCTAAAACTTTCTAAGAATATTAGCGGTAAAAAATAATAATCAATAAATGTCGGATCGGTTGTATCTAATACACAATACCGTACATCATCAATTACATCAGGTAAATTATTTAAACTATATGTCTTGTTATCTATTGTTAATATTTGCATTTATGACCTTTCTATTATTATACAACAAAACAAATCAAGTTGCAACTTATTGAATCAAGTTGCAACTTATTTATAAGAAATTTTTTCAATATTAAACGGATATTGTGCTTCGCGATAATATTTCTTTCGTGTTGTCAGATGTCGTTTACTATATTTACAATTGCTAGTAATATCCCATATTTGAACAAAGTCTTTATCGTGTGCTTTACGAATCCCTCGTCCAATACTTTGTATTACTCTTACAAAACTTTTTCCTGGCTCTATTAATACAAGATTAAAAATACGAGGAATATTAATACCAACAGATGCCACACCATATGTTGCTATAATCAAACTATCATTGCCTGTTGCTACTTCATCATATGTTTCTTTTCGTTCTTCATTTTTTGTAGCACCCCTTACAAACATGGCGTCTGGAATTCGTTCTATTAGCATCTCCCCTGTCTTAATTCGATCAATTAACACAAATGTATTACCGGCATTTGCTATATCCTTTATCACCGTTGCTAAATAATCTATTCGATTAGCATCAGTTGACAAGTATTTTAACTCACTCGGGTAATTCGGATACCCCACATCATCTTTTAATTGCAAAACTTTAACTTCACAATTACTTAACACACCTTGCTCTTGTAACGAGTGTGCGCTTATACGATTTATAACTTCACCGAGGCTTGCTTTAAGACTTATGAATTCATATTCTGCTTTTGGTATTGTTCCTGTTAATCCCCATCGTATGGGCACATTAGCAAATACACCAGTGAGCAATTCTTTTAGCACATCTGCTTTTGCTTGATGTACTTCATCCACCATAATACAAATAACACCATCAATAAATTCTTGAATATTAATATCAGCGGTTTTCTTTTTGCTTTTTTTAAGCAAAACATTTAACGACTGCCAAGTACAAATGGTATGTTGGTGTCCATAATCCTTTCGGTCACCATAAAACACACCAACATCCAATCCTATATTTCGATAGTCTTCTTCTGTTTGCGTTACTAGGCTCTTATTAGGTACTATAACAATCGTTCTACCGTACTGCTCGCATAACTTACTTAATGTGGCAGTAATAATTGTTTTACCTGCGGCTGTTGCAATCTCTTGTAAACTTTGCAAGTGCTCTAAAAAATTATTAATAGCATCTATTTGATAGTCTCGCAATACAATATCTTGTCCTTCATGCGTATGCCCTTTTGGCCATTGAATGCTACTTAAATAATTTTCGTCTATTTGCTCAAACTTTAAATTCCAAGTCTGCCTGTGATCATCAATCTCAATATCATATCCAGCGTTCTGAAGTATAGGTAGCAGAGTATCCAACAGATTTAAATAAGTTCTACCGCCTACATCGCAAAATCTAATCATACCGTCCCATCGTCCTAACTTATACGCAGGCATATGATAAGCATATGGCAACATAAATTTAAGAGCGGCAGACATTTTACGGCGAGTAGCCGGGTCAACGTTATCTATTTTAATATTAACTTCGTCGCGAATGATTAATTTTGCTGTAGCCATAATACTATTTTATACTAAAACGGAGAAAAAGTCAATGTAAAAAACCCCGGGTTGCCCCGGGGCCACTGTCCGCTCAGACAATGTAAACTTTATGATACAACTGGCCGCCGCCGCATACAGGTCGTTTCAACCAGTCGTTTCCACTTATCATTCGCCGGTGCCATCTTGTATAAATCAGCAACCTTGAGCACCATTCGAAGTGACACTTCACGCAATTTGTCTTTGTTCTCATCGATGTAATCGACAAGCATCTGGTCTTCACCTTTTTTAAGCCGGTGTTCCTCGAGCATACCGTCTCCAACAATCTGCTTAATACGCATCATCTTGTCGCGCATTGTATCCAGTGTCAGATCCAAGTAATGACAACGGGAGATAATGGCTTCCAAGTGATCCTTGATCTTACCAATCCGGTTGCCCTGCGTTATCGCATCAAACTTCAGGTTTGAAATAAAGATGATCGAACCATGGAATTCAAAGTGATCCGGGATTCCCTCTTGCCGCAGTTTTGAGGAATCTGCGTTCCAAAAAATCCTGCGATGCTTGCCCGAGTCGAGAGCACCTTTGAGAATGTTCAGTGCTAGTTCATCCCAGAGGATTGTATCGCAATCATCCAATACCAGCACTCGTCCTTTGTCACTCCAATTATAAAGGAGGGCATACAACCCCAAGGCAGTCATTGCGCCTTTGACGACCATATACTTCGGTGACTTGTTGGCCAACTTATTAAACATATGATGTTTTTCGAGAGTGTTCTCTACACCATATGATTTACCAACTCCCGGAGGGCCGGACACGATCATACCCCGCACAGTGCCTTCCATTGCGGCCTCGGTCATTTCCTCGAGAATGTCAAATCGTTCACGAATTCGCGTAATCGCCTCTTCGTCTGATTCAACTGGCTTGGCCCGTTTACTTGGATCGGCTGGGCCGATCGGTGTATCACCAGATACAAACTCATATGCTGACTTATCAGCAATCTTGATCTGCGCCTTACCGTTGCTTGATTTGTTCCACGGATGGCCAGAGAATTCTGAACAATCTATCGTGATCGAATTTCCCCGTTTGCCCTTGGTAAAATCCTTGAGCAATGGGAAAACCATATCCTGTACAGGCTCATTACGATACGAGCCAGTGACCTTTACTAAGACCTGAGCGGACATATATAGTTTC